TGTTAAATTAACAGTAACAGTAGCTGTATCCGTTGCTCCGCTTGGATCTGTAACTCTGTATTTAAAGGTATCTGTAGCCTGAGTTACATTAGCGTTATTTGTATATCTTATTGTAGGAGTCGAACCTTTACCAAAAACAACTAGCCCATCGGATGGAGGGTGTACTATAGAATTGCCATTTGCGTCTGATTCTTCTTCTAGGCTGTATGTTAAATCATAATTTGAATTGTCCGGGTCTGTAACATTTAAAACTTGTAAAGGCGTAAAGCTGCCTCGTTGGCATGAGATTGTTTGATCAGTTGCATTTGGCGGAGCGTTTGTTAAATCAATTCTTATAGTGCCTATTGCGCTATCTTCAGAGCCATCATTTGCTTTATATTGAATAAAATCACCGGATGATGAAATATCGGTATTTGTGTATACCACATCGCTAATACGTTTGGATGGAGTGCCAGATATAGCTTCATTTAATGTAAGCGTTCCCAGCGTTCCTAAAACTGGCTGTTTAGTTATAGAATGAGTCATTGTATCGCCGTCTGAATCTTCAGAAACTAAACTTATAACCGTACTTCCGAGCCTAGTGCAAGAAACTATATCATCAAATACTATTGTTTTAGTATTTAATTTTACAAAATTACTAATATTTAGTAATGAAATTACGTCTGCATTTCCTACAACACCAATATTGCCAGTTAACTCAATTAATACACTAGATTTATCTGTACTTAGTGTTAAAGTAACACTTGTTATGTTTATATCAGTACCCCCATTTGCGCTAGAAGATGTATTTGTAAAATTGCTAGTTGCTGGTTGAGAAATAACTCTTAAAGGGCCAGCTGCCGATGTTGCTCTAAAAGAAATGTCCAAGCTGTTTTCAACGTCTTGTGATTTGTTAGAGCCTTCTTGCAAATTCGCAACAAAATCTTCAGATATATCTATATTTGCGTCGTCATGAACAATTCCTACTGTAATTTTTTTTGAAGCACCTTGGGTTATAGAAAAAGTTACTGAATCATCGTCAGGGCTGCCATCAATTTGATCATTTATAGTTGTAGAATTCCCGGAGGCATTGGTGTGAAAAACAAATGTATAAGTTCCGGTTGACGCGGGAAAAGTTATATTTTCAAAAGCGTAACTTCCGCCTTCTCCAAAATCTTGTATTGTTAAATCTTTAAAAGTTGCAGTGCCAGATGTAAATGTATCTGAAGTAAAATCATAAGTATTTGATGAGGAATCAGTTATAGTTAGTCTAGCTTGAGCTCCAACATCACCATATAAATAAAACCCTCTTTGCTCACCTGATAATGAAATAGGCAAAGTAGATATTTTATAATTAGTTATTTCGGTAGCGGCGACTTCAAACTCTACAGCATTAGCGAAAAAATTAATAGTATCTCCGCTTTCGCTTTCACTTGAAAATGTATATTTTATTTCAAAAGCTACTGCTGTAAGTCTGCTACCTGTATAAGATCTTGTTTTAGTAATCGTATATCTATCCGGATTTGTTGCGTTTAAAATAGCAGAGGGTTCAACTTCAAAATGATGACCGCTGCTTGCTGTAAAAGTTTTTGACAGCTGAGATATAGTGACCGTTGAGTTTGTGCTTCCTGTAGCGTTATATGCGACATTTGACTGTGACGAAGGTGTTGCATTTGAAACGGCTGATGTAAATGTACCCGCAGCTGTATATTGAATAAGATCAGCTGCCCCGTCAATGTCTATAGTAAGAGTAGTGTTTGCAGAAGGCATGACATAACTGTCGTCTAAATCAACGCTAACAATAACAGTGTTTCCAACGGCTCCCGCTGAGGTGCTATCAGATAGAGTTATATTTGATACACCCGTAATACTACCTGTATTATTTGTAAAATTAGATGCAGATACAACATAACCTTCATTTGGTGTTATTATTAGCTGAGCATTTTGACTACCAATCGCCGCTCCACCTGTTTTAGTTAACGAAGCTGTATTTATATTGCAATTTGTTAATGCCATATTAATCGTTATTTTCTACTATAGTTAAAGTAAATTCTGTTTGGTCTGTAGCGCCAGAAATTGAACCTAAAGTATCTATTCCTTGTGTTGAAAATTCACTGGTGTCTAACTTACCAGCTTGAGACGTAGGATCCCAGGTGTTTGCTACACCTTTTATAAAATTATAATACTTACCTTCTTCTTTTATAAACGTGGGTACTTTACCATCTTGTTGATCAGTTATAATTGAGGGGCACGACCATCCAGTAGCGCCTTCATAATTAAGAGTTTTAAAGTTTTTAATTTTTGAAGACTCCTGATTGTAAACGAATTTGACAGAAGATTTTACTGGGCTGCTTGCACCAAAAAACTTATTACGTTCTTGGTTAGAATGCTCCCAAAGCTTACCGCTGTAAAATAAGTAAAATCTATTGTTTAAAGAAGCTCCACCTTCGGGTATTTTAGAATCATAATTTTTTCTACTTGGCCAACCCGCTACGCTTTCTTTAAATTCAACAACATCATTATTTAATGCAATTTCGTAAGAATCTTTTTGAGCATTGTAATAGCCTAACACTTCGGTAGCTTTTGATAAATTAGTTTTAAAATAACCCTTCATACCTGCATTAGAAATAGGCGTTAGACCGTCGCGCGATAATCTCATAATAGCGCCTCTTGATTTATCCGAAAAATATATTCTAAATCCGTACGCTGCAAAACTTTCAGGGTTTTTGCTAATTCCAAAATCTCCGACAAAAGGCGTTGCATTACCTAAAACTCTATTTGTAGATATTAAATTTGGGTTACCGTCAGCATTAAATAATGCGTCTTTATTCGCTAATATAGTAATCACTTTGTCTTCGCAAAAAGCAATTAAGTTTGTTTCTTTAGAATAAAGTTTTTGTATACTGCCAAATGTTGGATTTAAATCTTTTGTTATTTTTTCAGCGGCTATAAATTGATTAAGATTATTTACGCCCGATGTAGAATTAAATATACCCGAGTATATTAATCCTGATGATCTATCTTCTTCTTCATACGGCGTGTCAAGTGTTGTTGAAACTCTTGGCCCTTTATCTATTGTAGGCGCATTAAAATCATCTCTAATTCTATTTGACTCTACACCATTTTTAAATGAAAAAGCATTAAACCATTTTAAAGAGTTTACATTGTTAATATCACTAGACGCACTCCAAGTTTCTTGAGTTTCGTAAAATATATTTAGTTCAACAGCTTCTTTAGGTTCTGTTTCAAAAACAGCAGGGTTTGTAGCAAAATCAGTGTGTGGTTTCCAAATTTTCATCCACGTATATGTTTTAAATCCTGCTTGGCTAGCCGCTTTGCTACCATCATTATACCCGCTGGGCTTCACCGCTTTTTCGTCTTTATATTGTAAATCAGCTTCTAGGTTTTCTTCAAGCTCAATGTGAATTCTGGCCCATTGATGACCGCTTTTATTGTTTTGATATTTTGCTACTGATTTAACTTTATAGTATTTTCTTCTCATAGTGGCAGTCCACTTGGTCTTGCCGCTCTGCCCGCTTCTATTATATGGATCAAAATTATCAAATTGTAAATAATACCCAGCTTCAAGCTCGTTCCACATTTGATCATACAAATAGCTTTCCGCAATAGATGCATCATAGTCGGGGCCTACATTAACAGTTTCTAAACTTAAATGGAATATAGGTGAATCCTCAGCATTATTAGGGTCTTCCGAATTTGAGCTGTCTACAGCGTTCGGCCCAAAAGCATATCCATTTTTATAGCTTTTTCCGCTAACCGCTACTTCTGGCGGCCCTTTTCTACCTCCAAATCTAATATGCCAAGCTCTTTGCTTTTTATTAGTATCGTCGCCATCAAAAGGAACAGTAGTAACAAATTCATAATTATCTTCGTTTGTTGCTCTATTAACAAGATTTGACAAAGCAGACTCTTTTTGTATTTTTACAAAAAATTTACCTAAAAATTCGTTTGTATCAACATCCGATGGCTCTTTTTTTACAAATTGTATAAATATATTTGGTTTTAATATAAGATATTGGCTGTCATCGTCGTTAATCCAATTAAAATCTGTTTCTTTTTCATATAAACAATCCGTATCTGATCCAAAAGGCTCTTCAAAAATAACTTCTATTTCGCCAGGATCATCATTAAGAATGTGTCTATTAGATGCTTTTATTTTATAGGCATTAGTCATCTCTGCTTGTCCCGCCACTCCAAATCTTACATAAATTTCTTCACCCGCCGCGGCTTGTGTAAAGTAATAATACGAATCTGTTTTATTAGTATCTCCTTTATAACCTTGGTCTTTATTGTGTCTTGAAATTAAAACTCTATCGCCACCCTCAGCAGGGGTAATATCCTTTACCCTTACCTGCATACCTTTTCTGCTAGACGAGGTTCCGTCTCTAAAATTATATTTTGCAGTTACATTAGCTCCAGATCCGTAAAATGTATCAAAAATTATATTATTTTGAATAAGTAAAACAGTAATTTTATCTTCTAAAAATTTTGGATATTCATTGCTTATATCTAATACTTTAAATTTATCATTATCGCCGGGCGTTATATTTGAGTCTTCAGATTTTTTGAATATTAAATAGTCGTCTTCTTGAATTTTATTTCTTTCTGCAGAATTAAAAGCTATCCAATAAAAACCTTCTTTATCTTCGTAAAATCTAGACGCTGCTAAATTATAATATTGTTGAGATGTTTCTTTTATAAAATACTTATAATGAGTTGCCCATGATGGTTTTGTTGAGCTATCAACCTTTAAATTAAATTGATTTGTATTTCTAGCCTCACTTTTAGGGACTTTAATAATTGAATCTTTAGAAGATAATACAGGTGTTTCTCTACCGTAATAATCTTTCCAAACAAGCCCAATTTGATATTCTCTATCTGATTTTAAAGTTTTCTTTGTATTGCCAGATCTGGTTCCAAAATTGCAATCTATTATTGGATTTTTTGGAACAGTATAATTTTGTTTATAATTTGCATAAACAACTCTGTTGCCTGTTATTTCTTGAGCTAAAGCGGATCGGGGTACATTGTCGTAAGGCCTTAGCATTTGATTAGACTCTATAACAGAGCTTACTATTTCAGAATCAATATTAAATTTATATGTGTTCCAATCTATACTTTCAAATTCTTCTTTTTTAAGAGTTTCTATTTTATATACATTAGTGCTAGCTGAATCTTTATACAAAATATCCATTTCAATAACACCATATGGAGGTTGCTCAAAAGTATTTATTTCTAACTTTCTAGCAGTATTTTCCATACCTGTATTAAACCCTTTTTTATGATCAAAATCATAGCTTCCTGGTAAAAATGCTACCTCAGAAAAAGGAGATATGGTAGAATATTGACCATGCTTGTATTTCCATCTATAAGCAAACCTTGGAAATTTTAATTTATAAAAAGGCTCTTCCTGCACTAAATTAACAGCCCAAGTAGGAGTAGAAGAAGGTATGTCATTACTTCTTGTTATAATTTTTATTGTTAAATTTGTTGAATAACTGCTGGGATGAGATATAGCAGTGATTTGGGCAGTTAAAACGTGCTCAGCTATGACTCCTTGAGAAGGCAGTTCTTCTTCAGCTTCTATTTTTAAAACATCTCCTACTATTAAACCAACAGCTTTTGGATATATTATAAAATTAGTTAAAACGTCATCAATGCTTTTATTTGATAAATCTTTATTAATAATAAAATTAGTAACCCGTCCCTCTCTAGCGGTTTCTTTTATATCAATTAAAGGTGCACTAATAGGCCCTTTTTTAATAACAGTAATATGCTGCTCATTAAAATTGGACCCGTTTAGTTGTGTAGTTGCTCCAAGAGTTGCTGCCGCATTAGTTGCTGAGGCTTCTTTAAATTCTTTTATATTTATAGACTTTGGCTCATTAGTACCATCAGTCCATAAAAGCATACCACCAATAAGGTTAATCCCGGTTATTTTTTTATTTTTACTAAACCTTAAATGACTTGCGTTGCCTCTAGTATCGCATATAACTACTGATATATTTGTTTCGTCATATTCCAGTATAAAGTCTTTAGCATTTGACGCTACAAGCCAATATATTTTATTATTTTGATTATCAACAAAGCTTCCCACTGTTTTAGCATCGGCAGGAATAACAATTGAACCGCTTGATATTTCTTCGTGCCCTAAAATATTTCTAATAGTACCTATATTGCCCGAGCTGCCCACTTCGCCCCCCTCGGATGTGGTTACCTCTACATTTACAGCGTCTCTATATTCACCATTAGGAACTAATCGTTCATCAAGGTCTTTATTCATTCGACCTTTAATGAATGCATTTTTTAATTCTGGCATATACTAGTGTTTAATCCATTTAGATTTTGCTCGAAGCGTTTGTGAAAGTTCTTCCGCTTTAAGATTTGATAATCGTAGCTTAGCTTGCCTTGTTGCTGCAAACCTTTCTCTTTTAAATCTTGCTACAAGATATTCAGGAGTGTTTTGCCTGGTTGCCAATATTGCGTGAGCTATACTTTTATACATAGCTTCTTCAGCAAATTTATGCACAAGTTTTTCTTCTTCTGTTGCAACTCCATCGCTTATGTATTTAAGAGTTATAATACGTCCTGAAACGTGACTTGAAAAGAATATCTTGCCTCTAACGTTATCTATAAAAAATAACCCATTAGAATTCATATGTTCAGGTGATGAACCAAATCTTTGCCCATGCAACACCTGAAATGTATTATTTGTTTCAGTATAAAAATCGTTTTTGGCTTCTTCAGAAAAATCTTGCTTTTCAAACTTCTTCCATGTTTCAGAAGGCGTAGCCGTAAGCAAGTTACCTTCACTGTCAAAAAGATAATTATATAAATCGTCTTGTAGCAGTGGGGTAGGATTACTTGTCTTAATAGCAGGATATAAGATTCTTTCTATACCTCCATCATCAACCCAGCTTAATTTAACGTAGTTTACGTAGTCGTGGGGGAGCTTCATTTGCAAATCAGTAGGAACTTCTATCTCTTGTGATTTCTCGCTCTTAAACGTGTCATAACTCAATTCTTGAATTGCTCTTTGTGCAAAGAATAATACGTTGCTTCTTTTAACTTTTGGTATAATTTTTTCTTCACCAACATATGATATCATAAAGTTATTTATAATATCTTTTAATGTTATGAACTGATAGCTGCCTAATTTGTCTTCAGCGTTTATTTGAATAACTGTTATCAGTAAGTTATTTTTAGGAGCGCCATTAGATTCTAATATATCTGTATTATTTGTATTTCCAGAAAAAGTTATAATCCCTTGCGCTCCATTATTATCATAAGCATAATTTTCTATGCTCACTTCTTTACCATTTACGTAAATATCAATATCTGCTTTAACAGCTGGTATAGGATCGAGTGCTGCGGCGGTAATAGTAAACGCAACCGTTGAGCCATCGCCGGTAAAATTAACGCTGTTATTATAATAACGTTCGTGTGTAATGTTAAATAATGCCATCTATTATGCTTTTTCTTGTTGAACGTCTTTTGCTTCTTCTGAAGATCCAACTTGATAAATACTTGGATCTTTTATTAACACTCCGGCTAATTGTAATATTTTTATTACAAGATCGGTTTCTTCTGACTCATGCAGCTCAAAATCAACTGTTCCTGTTGCTCTATACAACGCTTCCCCCGCAACTGTAGTGAATTTCCATTCAGCTTCGGCGGGCTTTTTAACATAGTTAAATGTAACACTTGTGTTATTAGTTAGCTCTGCTGCAGCATATATTTTTATACCGCTTGAGTCTCTAGTATATATAGGAAAATCATTTGTTGGTTTTGAAAGCGGTGATGAAGTAATATACAGATATTCGTTTTTATTTACGTGCTCTGCTTCGCTTCCATTATATATAACTGTGCCTAGCCTGTATAAATCTGTAGGCTCTACAAAATGATTAGCAGAATATGCTGGCTGTGCTGTTTTTTGAAATGCGCTTATTTTTTCTTCAAGTATATCAACCATATCCGAATACTCTGTACTGTTACCCGGTAATCTGCTAAACTGATTTAAATCGTAAAAATATTGTTCAAATATATCAAGCTGCGCTTGATTAGCAAATAAGTTAAACTCTACAGGGGTTAAATAACCTCGCTGTTCTTTGTTAAGTATTGCCAATACTCTTTGATATACTGTATTTATACTTATTGCCATATTGATTTTTTAATAAAAAAGGCCCACAAAGCTGTGAGCCTTTCACAACTTCTAAGCCAAACGTTTTTCTATTGTTTGGTAAACTTCAATACCCTCGTCAGTTTTAAACCACGCGGCTAATGCTGAATAAGGGTTTTCATCAAATGGTACAGTTAAAAGTTTTCTGTCATTGCTAGCCCATTTAAATGTTCGTTGATCGTTTGATAATTTTATAATGCCTTGCTCAACAGCTTTAATACCCATATTGCGTACATTAATGTTTTCATCTTGCGACAATTCTAAAAACAACTGAGGATTTGATCTAGCAAATAATAGCAAATCTCTTTTAAGTTCTTTAGATGTCATAGTAGAAACTTTATCCCCAAGCTCAACTCTCAATATTGCTTCTGCCCTATCAACATCAGTTTGTGATGCTAAATTTAAAGCTTGAATTTCCATTTCTAAATAATCTATATCGTTTTCGGCTATTTGAACAGGATTATGTTCTTCATAGACTCTTCCATTGTCTGGATGATATAGTGATAATATTTGTTGTAGAATTACTTTTTCTCTAGGAACAAACAGCTGGCCATCTCTAAATATAATATGTCCAAGCCTTGCGTTACCTTTAAATTCATCTACAAAAACAGTTTTTTGATTTACGGTATATTTTATTTCTCTTTCATACCCCATATCTTCGTCGAACCAATAAATACCTTTGCTTTTTAAAATAAATACAATAGGTGATTTTTTACCTTTTAGTTCGTATAATCTGTCTTTTACTTCCCATTTTGGAGCAGCTTTTACTGCTACCTTTTTTTCTTTTGCCATGATATAATATAATAAAAAATTTAAAAAAGTAAACCCGAGGTGGCATAACCACCCCGAGTATTACATAACTAATTTAGCTCTTGAAAAGAACAAAGTTGTTAGCCGCTTGAGTGACCAAACATCTTTCAGATAGATAGTGAATCTCCATCTTGTCAACGCTTGAACTTGTAGGCCCACCAACTGAACCAGTAACCCAAGATTTCATTCTTCGGTCATCAGCTTCAGACGCACGGTAACGTACGTGAAGGAATGGACGTCTTACATTTTTTCCAAGTTGTTGATCATATACAGATGAAGTTCCTGCTGGAGTAAGAACACCAGAAAGGCCGCCTACAAGACCACGAGTAGAAGCATCGTTAAGATATTTCCAATCAGTTTTGTAGAAGTCATAAGATCCACGACGGAATCCTGTAAAGCCAAGATTCAATGCCATATCTTCTGAGTTTTCAAATACCCCGTAAGCAGTACCACCTTGTGCACCTGCAGAAAGACCAGCTAAAAGATCGTCAATGTACAAGTTAGCATCTCTGTCTAAGAAAAGTAAATTTTCTTCGATAGAACCTTGCTTGTCAAGTTCTTTTAACAATAGGTCAAATTCTGGAAGTTGATCCGCAGTTGGTGTTGCTGAATCAAATTGATTTGTAGAAACGATTCCACGAGACTCGATAGCTGCAAAAAGCCCTTCAGTACCTGAAATAGAGTTTCCGAATTCATCGGCTACTGCACTAGTGCTATCAGCTTTTTCAGCTTCAACCATAGTCATTTCTAGGTAATCTTCATATCGAACGCGAGTATCGCCTTCAGCCTTCATATACCATAAATATCCTGTTTGTCCAGCTTCTCCAGAAACTTCAACCCAACCAATCTGAGCAGTGTCAGAACCTGAAATCTCAAAGTGATCTTTGATAATGATAGGCTTGTTGGTAAAGCTTTTGAACGTAGGCTGAATAGCTCCAGTCATAGTGTCTGTAGCTTTGTCATATTCAGAACCGTATACAAAGAACTTAATAACTTGATTATCGTCTACTGCAATACCTGCTAAGTCATCAACATTTTCAGCACCGTAAGGCTTAATTGTTAATGCGCTAGTGCTTGTTTCAGAACCAGCCGTAACAATAGCTTTAAATACAACGCTGTTTACAGTAGCTACAACAGTTGCTCCTTTTCTAATAGCGTGAGCCTCGGTTGCACCCGAATCAATTCCTGTAATTGTGTCAATCGCTCCAGTAACCGGATTAATCTGCCCGTTATAAGCTAAGTGAAGACGACCTTGCTCAGACCAAATAACTTGATCAGAAGCCATAGGCATTTCTGCACCTACCATACGTAGGAAAGATGAAATCGAACGGTTCCCATAACGCTCTACTTCTTGTTGGTAAAGCTCTGGAAGATATTGTTGCGACCAGTTTGCACCACCTGAACCATGAAAGTTCAAATAGTTTGTGTTAAGAGCAGCTTTTTCCACGGAGGGGGTTACAATCCCGCCGGTTAAGCCACTAAATGCTACATTTGTTGCCATTTTTTATAAATTTTTAGTAATTTTTAAGTTTAAGTTTTAATTTTGAAGTATCATCACCTAAAACTCTTGCTTTTATTCCGCCTGTGTCATTAGTTTTGTTATGAACCCCTCTCGGATCCATGTTAATGTTTTTAGCGGACTTCATACTCTCTTTTATCGCATCGGATTTACCTTGCTGATAAAAATGATTAGCAATTGCATCAGGATTCATCGCAGCAAACAAGGATTTATGATAACCTTTAGCGTCATTCATAACATTATCTTCATTTAAAAACTTTTTAACGAAATTATTAATGTCGCTTTGGTCGGTTTTTATCTCATTAGCATTTTTTACATTAAATCTATAGCGTTTATCTGCAACCTTGAACTCAAAACCTTTGAATTCATCATTAAACACTTGATCTGTTTTTTGTAAAAACACATTCTGAGCTTGTTTGGCTATTTTTGATGTTTCTTCGTTTTCTTTGGTATATCTATTAAAGAAATCTACAGCTTTTTGTTGATCTGGCGTAAGCCTAGGTCCAGCTTTAATTTCTTCATAGTATTTGGTTTTAAGACCTTCAAGTTCAGATTTAGCGCTTGCTACTTCTTCCTTGAAAGCCAGCTTTTTTCTTTTGACGTCTCTTTCATCGTCGACTTCTTCATCAAATGTAAATTTATCTTCAATAAGAAAATCAATTTCATCTGATGACAAGTGCGGTTTAGATTGTTGATAATATTCTCTAAGTAACGCAAGATCATCTACATTTGAATAATCTTTATTAAGCGCTACATAATCTTCAAGCGATCCGCCCGTTTCATTTATAAAATCAACAACTTTTTGAATATTTTCAGGAAGCTCTATACCTTGCTCCTCTTCTTTTTGAAATGCCTCTTCAACTTCTTCCGCAAGATTCTCTACTTCTTTAATAGTTTCTTCTTGCGTTTCTTCAAGTTCTGGAAGTTCTTCTAAAACTAATTCTTCAGCTTCTTCTTTTACTTCTTCTTCTTGTCGTACTTCTTGCAGTTCCACTTTGGCTTCTTCCCCTGCTTCTTCAGCCGGTTCATATCCGCGTAACACGCTGCCCTCTGCTTCTGGTTCTTGAATGGCATCTTCTGTTTGTTCAGTTTGTTCTGCAGGTGGTTGAGTTAAATCAACCTTGTACATGCCGTCTTCAAATACGGCTCCTGCTTTTTCTTGCACAATTTCTTCTTTTTCTTGTATTGATAGCTCTTCGCTTTCAACGACTTTTGCTTCAACGTTTTCAGACATAATAAAATATTATAAGATTATACACTATACATTACTTGGGTTCAAAAGAACCTAAGTCAAAATCACCGCTAAGTATATCATTTCCTGCAGATTCAAATACTTTTGGCGGTAAATTGTTTTTTCTTTGATTTATAAGCTCACTCTGCTGTGATGCTTGTATTTTTGTTCGCTCGTCTTTACGGTCTTCTTTCTCTTTTATAGCAGACTTAGCGGTTTCAACTTCTAATCCTTTAAGTTGCATGTTCATTTGAAATTCGAGCTTCATTAACTCTTTTTTCAAATTAGCCTCATTACTTAATCTTTGCATTTCAAGTTGAGACTCTAGCTGTTTTAATTGTGCCTTTTGACCTGTTAACGCTTGTTGCTTCTGCACTTCAGCCTGAGCTGCTACTTGCTGAGCTTGCGCATTTGCTTGCGCTTGCGCTTGTATATTTTGCTGTTGTATTTGTTGGTCACGCTCAAGCTTTTTCTTGCGCCGTACCTTTAGCATTTCATTTGCTAATTGAACATTTTTTATTTCTCTAAGATCAATGGCATCTTCTAAATCAACAAGACCACCACTTAATGCAGCTTGTATATTATTTTCAAGCTTTTGTTTTTCCTCTTCATCTGGCATTAAATCAATAAATATGCCGAAATCATGTAAATGAAGCTCACTTAATTCAGATAACACAGAAACATTATGGATGCCTATTGCTTGTATAAACGCTTCTCTAGCCGGTGAATATTCTATAACGTCAGATATTCGTAAAGATATTTTTTCAGCTGTTTCAGCCGTTAAGAATAAACCGCTTTGTAATATGTGTCGAGTAGCTGTATTACTATTTGCAGCAGCAAGTTTTTGTACACCTACCAACGCTTTTGGGTCAGGTGACGTTCCATCTCTTGCTTCGTTTAATCCTGTAGCATCTCGCATCATTTGTAAATAATAATTATATGTACTTACAAGTGAAGCTATTTTATTACTACCATTATTTGAATTAATTTCTTGAATAGGCACTTTGCCTGGATTCATATCACCATCAGATGTAAATGATCTACCAATTACAGAACCCGTCTGAAAAAACATATTCAATGCTTCTTGTGGGTTGTAATTTGTACCATTACCCAAATCAATTTCAGCAAGCCCATCCGCATCTAAATAAACACCATCCGGCACCATACGGGACATTACTTGTTGTAACTTTAAATGTGTTATTTGAATCATATCAGCAAAGCTGGTAATTCTACTAACTAATGATTCAATACGGCCGTTGTACATGCGTGGCGCAACCACTGAATAATTCATTCTAACTTTTGCAGCATCACTTTTAGGGCGCAACATATTTTCACACAACTGCCATTTTAACAGCATATTAGCTCCAGGCACATACACCCCGTCATACAGTACTTCTATATTTCTAGCTATTCTTTCAAACCTAGCGCGAGGGTCCATCGGTGGATTAAAGTTTTCATCCTTAACTATAACCTTTTCAGCTCCTGTTACGGTATTTTTAACTTTATATACCTCGTTGTGAAAAGTTTTGTAATTAAAATACAACACATCAACTGTATTATTATCGTCCCTATTTTTGGTGGTTGTAAATTTATTATAACCTTTATAGTTAGAATAACTACCACCTGATAATTTTTCCAAATCTTCATTTGTTAAATTTGGAAATTGTTTTTTCAATTCATTAATAGGTATTGTTTTAATTTCGCCTATATAATAAATGTCTTCAAAATAAGGTGAATCTGTATACGAATAAACTAAATTGCTTGGGTCAACGTAATCTATCTTTATACCTTCAGAATTTGTATATGTTGTTTTTATAGCACCAATACCTAAAACGGCTAAATCATAGTACATGCGCTTTTTAGTAAGCTCATACCTATTTTTTTCAAACGTTGTAGCTATAGCTTGCTCCTCGGCTATTTCAATAGCTTCTTTATAATTAAGCTGCATGTGCAAATCTAATTCATCTTGATTTGCTGGTAATTCAGAAAGGCCGCTTTCTTTTGTGTCCATTCCAAATTCTTGCTGTATAAACGCGTCTAATTCTTTTGCTTGCATATCCCTCAATATGCTTTCCATATATTGTGTACGTTTTTGAACACCAAATGGATCTTGCGAATATGCTTTTATATCGTAAGTTCTGTTTGCCATGCCATTCACCACTATATCTACAAACTTAGGTATAATAGGAACTGGTTTCCAATCTAAATTAAGATAAGATAAATCACCGTTTATTGACAATTCATCTTTATATTTTTGCACAGATTGCTCACCACGCGCATATAATCTTAATTTGTGAAAATGATTTTGATTAATATAAAAACGGTTTCCAGCAGAATCTTTTTTAAACCATTCATGCTCTATTGCTCTAGCAACGTCTTTTCCGAACTTCGGACTAGCTTTTTCTGCGTCGCTAAGCGTTTGGCTTGGAAAATAACCTTTTACAACTGATTCAGCCATAATTATTTATTAATTTTGATTTCATGCCTTCGTTTTTATATTTAGCTATATTAAAACTTAGACTTAGTTTTTGTCTTTCTTGTTTAGGTGAATACAAGTGTCTGTTGCATGCCATAATAGCTAACCCCGAGCTAATCGCTGCATCAAACTTTGTTCTTTTATTTAGATCGAACTTAGCCCAATCATTAAGTGTACCATTAAAATACATTTGGCCATATGTCCCTTCATCTGTTAATCCTACATGTTTTTGTATGTATGATTCTATCGCAGCTGCATGGGCCTGTTTAATATCTTCACTTGAGTTTGGCATTCCGCCAATTTCTTTTTCAGCAGTAGATAACTTGTTAAAAGTTTTGTCAGGTCTATTAATTGAAAACTTTCTATAACCTCTACGCTTTAAATAATATAATAATCTAGGTTTATTGTTTTCTGCAAGTATTGGCATACCATAAAAGTGTAATGCCATTAATACATCTTCAAAAAACATTTCAGCTGTTTGAGGGCGCGCAATATATTCAAGAAAAAACATATTTGCAGGAGCCTCTTCCATACTAAATTTAGTTAATCCGTGCAATGCACCTTTTGAACCTTGTCCGTCTGTTGTTCCTGATATATCGTATGAGTCACAACCAAATGCGCCGACGTGTTCGTTTCCAGGATATAACACCCCTCTTTTCTCTATTACGCGATTTTGGAGATTTGCAGGTGGTACCCAACTTACTTTAAATCTGCCATTTGGGTTTGGAGTGAACACAACGCTGCTATCTTTTATTCCGTTTGCCCAGCTAAAACTACCCTGCGTTACACCTGCTGACGAATATATATCGTCGTTGTAATCTATTTGTTCATATATTTTCGCAAGGTTAAATATACTATTTTGTGTTTCATCTCTAAAAGCGTGCTCTTCTGTACGTGGAAACTGCCTATACATCTCGTTTAAGGCATCCTGGTCTCCTTTTAAGCCATCAACTTCATTGTTCCAATGATCTATAACCCCGACCTCAATAAGGTCTCCATACGGGCCTTCAATCGGTTTTTTTGGCGTATCAAAGACAGGGTTTCCAAAAGAATCAATGAATCCTTCGTAGTTCCATTCCATAGGTATGAACAAAGAATATAATCCTGAGCGAGTCTGTCCATTGGCGTTTCGTTTGGTAACATCTGAGTCATAGTATAATTTTTTAAAGTTTTCACCGCCTTTGTCTAAAGCATTGCTTGTAGACCCCATCATACATTTACCAATAATCCTACTTCCCAGCCTTAGCGTTGTCTTCGTAACTCGCCAGTTGTTGAGGATGTTGTCCGGCCGTTCCCATTTACCCGATTCGTCATGTACGAGGAGCTTGAGTTTCTCGCCGTCGTAGGAGTTGTCGCCTGTGTTCTTCCAGTCGATTGTTGTGTCGAGGCCTTGTAGCTCTTCCCTCGTCTGCCCTGACTGTATAGACTTTCTAG